GAAGTATTTTTTTATAAGGTAAACCTTGTTCTCTAAGATCTTTAACCAACTTAAGTTTGTGATAGAGAGCAGCATCTCCACCAAAACCAAGCGCCTTTACAATAGTATCAAGTTCTTTATCATTAATAGGCAAATCCATTAGGCAAAAAATAGTTCAAGGTTTACAGTTTTTTCTACATTCCACCCAATTGTATCAAGAATAGACTTGAGCGGATCTACAAAACTCTTCTCAAATTGTAGTTCATAGTCAATGTATTTGTCAAGACCAAGTTCCTTTGGAAAATCTTGTATGAAAGAAATCACATTTTCCTGAATTGTGTTTGGTTTCTTAAGAAAAATAAATTTGACTTTTTCACCATTATTAATCAGAGAATACTTATTTGTCAGTTTCTTTTCTTTTACATAGTAATTAAAAAGAAGTGCCCCACGAATATGAATCGGAGTTTTTGGTGCATATATGCTAGAAGATGAATGATATTTACGAACATCAGAAGCAGTTCTTGGAAAAGCAATTTCTTCTGGTGGCATTTTCTTAAAGTCTTCACGGCACTTGTCAATGAAGTTAATCACATCTTCTTCTGTTCCACTCATCATCAATTTCAGACCATCCTTAATCATCTTACGACAAGGGGCAGGAGTAGAAGATTTAATTGCCTCAATACCCATAATCTTGAGTTTTGGTTCTTCATAACGAACACCTTCACTGTCCCAGACATTGAGAATGTAACGTTTTTTGGCAGTCCAGATTCCACGCTCAGCAATGTTTTCACGCTTCATCTGCATCTTCTGATCGTAAGCATTTACATACTCAGCCAGTTCTTGGTAGCAACCTTCAATATAATTTTCAAGTTCCACCCGACACACCTTATCAAGGAACGAAACGACGCTTTGAGGAGTTTTCTCTCTTCCTTTGTATACACTTTCAACCAAAGGACCCATATTAAGATAGATAGAGTCAGTATCTGAAGCAATGACATAATCAATATCTTTAGATTTAAGAACTTTATTTAAATACATATTTACTTTGCTTTCAATCCACCTGATTGAAACCTGACCAGACAATGTGATTGCCTCAGCGTTTGCTAGTTTGTAATAGCGGAAATACTGATTGCCGATAGCACCATAAGCAGAGTTAAGTTGAATCTTCCTCGCCATTTGGATGTTGTTACACCTTGCAATCTCCTTTTCCAATTCTTTCGTCTTTTTCTTTTCATACTCTTGTTTGGCAGCAAGCATTTTCTTCTTGTAGATGGTACGATCCTTATAGATCTTTTCCATCAGTTCTGGAAGAAATCCACGCACATCTTTACGGAACATTGCCCCGTTGGCACAAACTGCTTTGTCCTTATACAACTCAAATGTAATTTCCTGATTCAGAATCTTATCAACCGTTACAGTAGGATGCCTTTCATCCAGAAGAGTTTCTGGTGAAATATTGTACTGCATAATCAGGTGAGGATACAGTGAGTTAAGGTCAAAGGATACAACCCAATCATACTTTCCAGGAATAGGTTCTTTCACATATGCACCAGCATACTTGGAATCTTTATCCGAACGTTCCTTAGGAGGAATCACAATATTCCTTCTCTTAAGATAGTTGTAGATAATAGTATCCCACATTCGAACCTGAAAGAATACATCCTCATAGTTTACTTTGGCGTCATATGCCATCGTAAGAGCAAGTTCGATTAGTTTCATCTTGTCTTCCAAACGGTCAACAAGTTCCACGTCCTTGATGTTGTACTCTACAAACTTCTGCCAACCTTTAGTGTAAAAATCCTTAAAAGTGTCAAACTCAGAGTGATCGAGTTTCTTCTGCCCCAATTCCACATTTGCAATGTGATCCAGGCGATATGATTCTTGGTTGGTATAAGTAAATTTCTTATAAAGATCAAGATAGTCTAACTGGGAGATACCTCCGATATCATAAGACAAATACTTACGTCCAGAAATATATGTTTCATCTTCGGTCACAAGACCCCAAGGAGACATACGCTTCATTAGTTTTTCGCCCAGAACACGATCCAAACGACGAACAATGTAAGGAATATCGTACAGTTTACTGTTCCATCCAGTCACAACTTCTGGAGTATTATCCATCCACCAATGAATAAAATCATTGAGAAGGTCATACTCGGTTGAGAAAGCACGATACCTAACATTTGCTTGATTGTTCTGAAACTTCCCAAGACCCCAAGTATAAATTTGCTTGGTTGTATAGTCCTGAATTGTAATCAGCAGAATTTCCTCTGCAGCAGATTCCACATCAGGGAATCCATTCTCTGATGCAACCTCAATGTCAAGAGTTGCTAGTTTAACTTTGTCAATATCGAAAATGATTTGCTCTTCAGGATACTTATCAGAGATATACTGATAGATGTAACGATCATTCCCACAAATTTTAAATCCTTCTACGCCCTCATACTTTTTAATAAAATCTCTACACTCACGGACTGAACCTGGTTCGATAGGTTCTACATATTCACCACTTAAGGTTTGATATTTAGTTTGTTTTTTAGCAGGGACAAAAAGGGTCGGAGAAAATTTCTCGCGGACCATGAAATGTTCTCCATTATCATATCCACGAACGAGAAAATGATCTCCGACCATTTGGACGTTGGTGTAAAATCTCATTCTGCAGTTAGTTCTTTGTACTTCTCAATAACTTCTTCTGTCGGATCAAAAATGGTTAGAATTTTATCAGAATGAATCATAAACTCAGTTTGATCAGTAATCTGTGTATCACCTAACCAAGGTTGCATTTTACCTTCACCAAGAAATCTGTAAGGTTTAATAAGTTTGCAATCTGGTTCACCCAGTTCTGAGGGCATTTCCTCAATTTGGGTGATTATAACATTATCAACATTTATTAGAATACATTTAATTTGCATTGAGTTTCTCCCGATACATATTTACCACTGAATCAATAGGTTCAACGACTGTAACAACCCAATCAGTTGGAATAGGAATGTCCTCTGAACTAGTCAATAAAATCCATGGAGACAAGGTAACTTCTACAGTTCTATCTTTGGCATTTGGGTCCTCACCTTCTGCAAGGAATACAACGGGTCTATTTGCATTTACTCTGTGAGGTTTATTTAAAATATAACCGATTACGTTTTCTGTCTCTGGAGTAACCAATTCTTTGGCATCGGAAATGAGTGTTTCTCCCGATTTAAGTAAAATTAATTTAATTGCCATTTCGGTTTATAATTGTGTTTTCATTATAGCAAGAAAAAAGGGAGGCGTCAACTGGATTTTGCCAGTTGCCTCCCGTGGCATAGCGACGACGATATTCATTCATATTTAGTCACCATTACCATTTCCACCACCATTACCAGCACCACTTCCAGGATTAATTGGAACTGCTCTGCCAGCACCAACATTAGTCACTCTCCCATCATGATAAACTTTATGTTTTTTTGCTGCTGGATATGAAATAGTTTTTACTTCATTAAGAAACTGGTGGAAAGACTTCATCAATCTTTTTGCGTTTTATTTATTTAGAGATAGTCTTTACGAGTATGATGTTCGGGAACAATCTTACCAAGTCTAATGGTTAGTAGTCCGTTATCAAAGGTAACTTCTCGTACTTCTGTATCGTCGGAGAGAGTCCACGCCCGTTTGAAAGATCGTTGAGCCAATCCCTTATGGACGTAGTGGGTATCAGATTCCCTATCCTCCTTTTGCCCCTCGACAAAAAGTTTTCCATACTCTGTGTATACATAAACTTCTCCTTTCTTAAATCCTGCGAGTGCGAGTTCCAAACGTGATTCCACGTTGCTTACCTGAACAAGATTATATGGAGGGTAGTTAGAAGTTGTTTCATGAAGATTAAACAGACGATCAAAATATTCGTCCATTCCAATACTATTGCGTGTAATCCTGTCCATCAAGGCAGGCAAATCCGCAGATGTAAACCGTGAGGTTACTAGGTTAGTCATTATGGTAGCTCCTTTAAAAGCGAGTTTGTGTTTTGTGGACCCTTTCGGCATCCATTATTATTTAACCACAAAACGAAAAAGAGAGGAACGGTAAAAACCGAACCTCTCTTTAGGGTGTTCCGACTTTCGTAGAGACCGCACGAAAGGTCTCACGTTTATTTATTCGGCATCCTCTACCTTTTTCTTTTTAGCACCAATATTATACTTGGTTTCGAGAATCCAATCTCCTTTGTCCTTATAAGCAAGAACCTTAATTTGGTTCAAAGGAGCAATATCTTGGATTTTTTTAACATCAACAATCGTGATCAAACCCCAATCAGCAAGAAGTTGGGCAATACGATTACGACGCTGAACATCATTCACGGTCAGGTTTGCATGTTTGCCATCCAGAGCAAACAGTTCCTTAAAGTGAACGAGATAATATCTACCTTGCTTGTGTAGAATATGGCAAGACTGATAGATTTTCTTTTCCTTTCTTGAAGAAACTCCGATGCGGGTCAAAGTCTCACGAACCTTTAGAAAATCATCAGGTTCATTGAGGATCACTTCCACCATTTGGTCGGGCGTCCACTTCACTTCAGGTTCTTGAACGACACTCATTTTGTTCCTCCAGTTTCAAATTTCGATTTTATAAAAT